TATATTGTTCAGCCGTATAAAAAAGCGAGTATATTGCCAATCATCTTTTTAATAACAGACAGAATGAAATTGGTTGATCCAGAAACCCTCTGCCAGTTCACGGGACTTTGTGATAAAAATGGAAAGAAGATTTGGGAGAATGATATTGTACTTGTAATTTATGAAAATCGGTACTATGAAAAAAAGGAATTAAGCACTGGAAGAATAGTTTTTATTCGTGGAGCATGGTATATAGGCGGAAAAGTTTGGAATGAGTTGTACGCGATTGACGAGGATGCGATATTTCAAGTCGAAATAGTGGGAAATATATTTGATAATCCAGAATTATTACAGGAGGAATCAGATGAATAAATCAGCATTGGTGATAGATACGCCAGAGAATTGCTATGATTGCCCGTTCGGAACTGCATACTGTGGCGAACTTGAATATGTGGGTTATTGTGAAATCGCTGACTGCTTAGATTATGATGTAATTCTGATGACAGAAGAACATTATGATTGTGAAAGCAAATCAAGACCTGATTGGTGTCCATTGAAGCCATTGCCGGAGAGAAAAGAGTATATTGTTCCAATTGACAATGTAGAATCACAAAAAGATATTATTGCGGTTGGCTGGAATGCTTGTATTAATAAGATTACAGGAAAATCATGAAAAAGCTGAGTTGTGAACACATGATTTCGTATAGGAGGTGAAATATGAGTTTTACTATAACATTCCCAGTAGATATTGGAACATTTGTAATTACAGATACAAGTGTTGATTTAAATGATCCGAATAATTTAAAAGGAAACTTAGGAAGTATATCATGTTATCAATGTGTTGATGACAAAGAAGATGATTTTATTGTTATGGTATCTGGATATAAAGATTCTTGGTGTGGTGAATATTTGCTTAGTAAATTAAAAATTGCTACAGACAAACAAGTTAAAGAATACGAAATGGTAATGGGGATAAAGCAAATGGATATTGATGAAATTATAGGAGAAAGTTCTGATGATTGATTTAAGAAATAAATGTATTCTGGTTAGAACACCAGAGGAAAATGAAAAATTACTTAAAGAAGCTGAAAAACAAGGATTTCATTGGTGTTTAAAAGACGATTGCAAGCCATTACTAGAACAACATTTACCGGACATTTTGAGATTTTGCAAAGAAAGCAAAGCTATTGTTTATGGTGTACGTATTTGGTCAGATTACGCTTTCTACGAAGCATCAGAACTCCTCGGAACAAAAGAAATGTCTGCAAGAGAGTTTGCTGAACGGATTGCAGATGTAAGCAATTGTTGCGAACGTGAATGTATAGGATGTGTGTTGGACAACAGGAATAATAAGTGCAACACGGATTTGTGCAATACACGTAATTGGGAAAATAATATAGATGAACTTCTTGAAATTGCAAAAGTAGGAAAAGGGACAGTTCCTATACCCGAATAGAAAGCAATTGAAGATATTGAAAAGTTTATCGAGAATCCAGATCGCGCAGTAGTAAATGATGAATTTGTAGAATCGCTGAAGTTGGCGGTAGAGAAGTTGAAAGAGGTGAAGTAGATGGAGAGATTAACACTTGAAGATGCTATTAAACACGCAAAAGAAGTAGCAGATATGAATTATAATGACGCAGAAAAATTTGACTCAAATGATTCTGTAGAAAATTATATGAAGGCTAATTGTATGAAATGTGCAGAAGAACATATGCAACTTGCAGAGTGGTTGGAAGAATTGAAGTCTTATAAAGAGTTAGAAGAACAGGGATTGCTTGTGAAGTTGCCATGTCCTATTGGCACAACTGTATGGGATATATGCGGAATGGACATTCGGGAAAATGTGGTAAGCGGACTTGAATATGACAAAGGCGGTAAATGGTTTTTATGGGCAAATGAGAACGAGTGTCTTGGAGAGTTAAATGTTTTGGTATTCCTCAATCGTGAAGAAGCTGAAAATAAGTTGGAGGAACTCAAAAATGAAATTTAAAGAATTTGTAAACTGGTGCAATGAAAGAGCCTGTGATGGATGTTGGGGAATGCTAGAAGCAATAGCGTGTATTAATTTAATAAATGAGATTATGAAAATCCAATTTTGGAAAAGAGAAAAAATCTGGAAAGAAAATTATGAGCGACAGGTATTGGAAGAGATTATTAATCCGATAGAGAAGAAGTTGGAGGAGATGGAGAATGGCTGAATATGTTAAAAAGTCAGATGTAATAAAAATCATGGAAAATAATTCTCACATGATAGAGGTATTTGGAGTTAAGAAGAAAATAATTGACGGATTCGCAATGGGTTGTGATTTCGAAGATCTGGAAACTGTCAGTATTGAGGAGGACGATAAGGAGGATTAACATGAAACCAGAAGAAGCAAAAGACATATTATCCGATATGAGAGACCAGCATTTATGTTTCATTGAAAGTTCTGAAAACAAAGATGAATGGCAGAAAAAATATCTCAAGGAAGCATGGGCGTGTGATTCCGGAGCAAAAGCATTGGAAAAGCAGATTCCATGCAAACCTGAAGAATATGTTCCAGATTTTCCGTACAATATATTTTCCACTCAAAAATGTGCGAAATGCGGAACACCTGTTATTGGTAAAAAAATAAGCAAGTACTGTTTTGAATGCGGGCAGAAAATTGACTGGAGCGAAGAAAATGACATATAACATTGACGAAAGCGTTATTGCTAGAAGTGTTGACCATTACGGAGAAGAAATTCAGGCAACCGTCTGCATGGAGGAATGTGCGGAACTTATACAAGCAATCAGTAAGGAAAAACGTGGAAAATCGACCGTGATAACATGATAAAAGAAATTGCAGATGTGTTGATCTGCATCGAAATGCTAAAGCAAATGTATATGATTTCCGAAGATAAAATTAATAAGTGGATTGAGAAGAAACAAGCGAAATAAGCAGAAATGATGGAAAAGAATGAATAAGAAAGAAATCGCAGAAATTAAGAAACAGTTTACTCCAGTCAATTGCACAATCACACGCATTTGTGGTTGTTATGTGGACGCAGAAAAGAACAAGAAAACCAAAATTAAAGAAGCATTCCTGTCTCTTCCAGAGGAAGAAATGTTTAAGTATTTTGACATTTTCAAGAAAACCATGTCTGGCAGACTTGGAAAAAACCTTATGAACCTTGATTTTCCATTATCACAGGAAAAAGAGGGTGGAACACAGGAATTTCTTATGCGGATTAGAGCAAGTAAGCTTAAAAATGACGAACTTTTGGACGAGTTATACGACAAAGTGATTGAAAATTACGATTATCACGAAAATTACTACATAGTTCTCATTCATGCAGTATATGACATTCCAGGAAAAGCTTCTGATGGAACCGAAATGCACGATGCATCAGAAGAAATTTATGAACACATTCTGTGCAGCATTTGTCCAGTAAATCTTTCAAAGGCTGGGCTTATCTATGATGTGGCTGAAAATAACATCAAAGACAGAATTCGTGATTGGGTAGTCTCAAGACCAGAAACAGGATTCTTATTCCCTGTATTCAATGACAGAAGCACTGATATTCATGGAACCTTGTATTTCAACAAAAACATAAAGAATATTCATCCCGACTTCATTGAAAACGTTCTTGGCGCACCAATTCCCCGTATACCCGGCAACGAGATCAATGTCTTTTCAGATTTTATTATGGACAATTTCGAAGGAAATACAACATTCAATTTCGCGGAAAGTCTGGTTGAATCTTTGCAGGAAGTAAGAGAACAGAAGAAAGACAGCCCGGAGATGGTAACCGTGTCATGTGATGAAATGGAACAGATTTTTGGATATTGCGGAGCTCCAGACGAGAAGTTGTCGGATTTCAAAGAAAACTGGGAAATGTATTTCAGCAATGAACCCGTTGCTCTTGACAATATTCATAATTCAAAAACTGCAAAAATTGTAACACCAGATGCAACAATCTGCATCCAGCCAGATAAAATTGCTCTGATTGAACTGAAAGAAATAAACGGTGTTCCATCTCTTGTAATTCCGGTAAATGGAGAACTGAAAATCAATGGAATGGAAGTTGAATTAAAATAAACACTTTTGAAAAACCAGGAATTGGAGAAAGAAATTTTAGAATTGGCACAGAAACGAATGTTTACGATGAAAATTGTTGACAGTGACGCATTTTTGGATATGCCGGCAACAACGCAATGCTTATATTTCCATTTGAATATGAGGGCTGACGATGATGGATTTATTGGAAACCCAAAAAGGATAATGAAAATCACAGGAGCAAGCGAAGATGATCTGCGATTATTGATTGCAAAAAGGTTTGTTCTTACGTTTGAAGACGGTGTAATAGTAATCAAACACTGGCGAATGCATAACACATTGTCAAGAGATAGATACACGGAAACTTCATATATTGACGAAAAGAGGATGTTGCTTTTAAAAGAGAATGGAAGCTATTCATTAGCAAGCGGAAATGTTATTGACGATACCAAATTAATAGAGCGTTCAAACCGTCAGACGCACAATAGACGCAACAAAGACGCACGCAGATAAAGATATAGGTTTAGATAAAGATATAGATATAGATAAAGAGAAAGATAATAAATTAATAGTATCTAAAGATACTATTTGTCAGACTGATGTCCGACGCGTCATCGAAGAATGGAACAAATTACAGGAAGTTGGCATCAATCCAATACGCGATATTAAACCATCATCAAAAAGATGCCAGTTACTCAAAGGGCGAATCCGTGAATACGGAATTGATGAAGTCCTTAATGCAATCAACAACGTTCGCAACAGTGATTTTCTGCGAGGAGAGAATAACCGCGGATGGATGATAACATTTGACTGGTTCGTAAAGCCGAATAATTTTACAAAAGTTTTGGAAGGAAACTACAATGTTATAAAAGGAGGCGACATCAAGCATGGAACCGGTAGAACAGCTCAAGCGCATGTCAAACCGCTTATCCCATTCGATCAATGCGGAGGAAGCGAAATCTCAGACACTCCATTTGCAGACTGATTGTCCTGATTGTGGCGGTTCTGGTTGGATATGGTCAAGGGACGATAATGGCATTCCATATTGTGAAGAATGCCATTGCGGAATCAGAAAGAAGATGATCATGCAGAACCAGCTGCAATTTGCTGAAATGCCGGATATGTACAAGGAATGCAGATTTTCAAATATGAAAAGCAGCGTGTATCAACTTCCAGAAAGTAAGGAAATATTCATACAGGCGGCAAAAGCTGTTAAATATTGGATCGAAAATATCCAACAGATGCAGGAACAGGGAATTGGGCTGTACATATATTCAAATACTAAAGGCTCTGGAAAGACAAGGCTTGTATGTAGCATGGCAAATGAGATGATAGAAAAACATCAGAAATCGGTAAAATTCACAACATCCCTAAAAATTCTTGATGAGATAAAGTCAACATGGGGAGAACGAGGAAAAAACGCAGAGAATAAGCTGATTAGTGATTTGACTTACGCAGATATTTTGATTATTGACGATTTTGGTGCGGAATCTGGGAAAGATTGGATTAATGAAAAATTCTACCGAATCATCAATGGTCGGTATGTGGACAAGAAAACCACAATTTTCACCAGTAATTATCCTATTTCCCGATTGAAATATGATGACCGCATTACAAACAGAATTTTAGAGCGATCATTGGAAATCCCCTTTCCTGAAGAATCAGTCAGGGAACACATAGCGGATGCAATGAAACAGGAACTTATCAAAAAGATTCAAGGCGGTGAAAATGGAAAACAAGCGTAAACCGTGGAGAAAATTGACGCCACAAGAAATTCAGAATTTGACTAATCGTCAATGCACAGACTGCAAATTCTATCCGAAATCAAACGGCACATCAGGGAAAATGCAACCGTGCGATTATATTTTTATGGTCGGCCATAGTCGAGGATGTGACCCAAGAGATTGCGTAAAAGAAGGCAAATTTGAATATGCAGCAACAAAGAAAAGGAGAAAAGCATGGAGGGCAAAGACGAAAAGTTAGATATCACGCCAGAACTGGTGCTTATATGTAGGAAAGTAATACGACAATACGCAAAGCAAATTGGTAGGCATGATTGCCACAAATGCATTATATATGCAGAATGCGAGCATGACTTTGCCAGATGCCCGGAATTATGGAAGGACATCAGCCTATGAGAAGAATCAGCGAAATGTACAAGCGTTCGGGCGGTACGAACTATGAACATCAATGCTTTGAATGCACGATGTTTAAAAACGCTAAAAGATGCAAATGCTTAAATTACGAACTGGATGCTGACTGGAATCCAAATTGGACAGCCTGCAAATTTTTTACAAAAGATGAAATAGAAGAAATACAAGGACAGATGAATATTTTTGATTTTGTGAAATGAGAGGTGAGCATATGGCAATTGTTACGATTGATGGGAAAGAAATTGACATCGAACAAATTGAACTGCCAGAAGAAATTATTAAAATCATAATTGAATGCTTAGGTTGACCGCAAAAATATTGTAGTGTAAAATGTGTCGTAACATGATATGTGCGGCACATTTCTACACAAAGGAGGAATAGTCATGGAATGTGTTGCGTATTTGCGTGTATCAACAGAAAAACAGGCCGAAGAGGGAAATGGATTAGACAGTCAGAAAAGAGATATTGAAAATTATTGCAGAAAAAATCAATTGATTATATCTGATTGGTACGAGGATGATGGTTTCACAGGTTCGAATATGAATCGTCCAGCATTGCAACGCTTAATTAATGATTGCTCAAAGAAAAAATTAAAATGTGTTGTAGCGTTTAAACTAGATCGATTATCAAGAAGCATGGTCGATGGAATATACTTAATTGAACGTGTATTCATACCTAATGGGGTGGATTTTAGATGCGTGCACGATAGTGTAAGCTACGACAGCCCAATGGAGCAAGCATACACTCAGATGATGGCAGTGTTTGCACAACTTGACAAAAATACTATGTTGCTTAGAATGCGTGGCGGTATGCTAGAGAGAGTGAAACAGGGATATTGGATGGGAGGTGGCAACACCCCTTATTGCTATAGATATAGCAAAGAAGACGGAATCTTAGTTCCCATACCAGAACGCAAAGAAATGGCTTTGCGAGCTATGAATTTGTATATATCCGGTTATTCTGATGTTCGAATACAGAAATTGATAGGATTTAAGAGCGAGTTTGTTACACGGCAGGTTCTTACCAGTCCTGTAAATATTGGCATGATTCCGTATAAAGGGAAACTATATAAGGGAAGACATGAACCGATTTTCGATATTAAAGTATTCGAATTAGCCCAGGAATTAAGAAAAACTCGTAAGCAAAGTAAAAGCTTCTGCGTTAATCACGAGAATCAGCTCTTGACGGGGTTGTGCTATTGCGGAGTGTGCGGATGCAAGATGAGATATCAGAAGTGGACTCATGGGAAGCATAAAATTTATTGCTATTCAAGGGATAATGGAATGTCGTATTTGCCAAATTACAATCCGAATTGCAACAATTCGCTTGAGTGGGCAGAAGATATTGAAAAGCAGGTTGAAGATGAGATTTTAAAGATTTCCCTCAATTTATCATCGCATAAGCCAAAAGAAAGAGAAAGCTGTCTGGACATTTTAAGTAAACAACTCCAAAAAGAGAAAACGAAGCTAAAACGTCTGTATACTCTTTATGCTGAGGGAAATGATACGGTTCTGGAGATGATAAAAGAAACGGAATCCGGTATAGATGAACTAAAACTAAAAATACAGAACGAGATGAAGAACCCGGATAACTCACAGAAGAAAGAATTTGTATACGATAATATAAAAAAGCTTGCCGATGTGTGGGAACACATTGACAAGCAAAACAAAAACCGTATATTAAAAACTATAATATCAAAAATAATTATAGTCAATGGAAATATTGAAATACAGTTGAAAAAATTTTAG